TCCATGCCGACTGCATCTCTTGGGAATAATTCACTTGGTACTTTTGTTCCTTGACCAAGCCCTTGATCGGGTGATAAAAATTCATTATCAACCCATCCATCAATATTAAAAGTTTCTAATGTATCTACTTGCGTTCCTATATTTCTTATACGTTTACCTGAAACCTTAAGAAAACCTTTTCCAACATGAAATCCTACTAATGGAGCTAAAATGAGCGCTGCTTGTATTCCAACCATACCATCTGTATAATTTGCATACCAACCGGCATCATATTCTGTCGCAGCCAAACCTGACCTTTGCGCTTGTCTATATTTATCTACATTAGAATTGTAGGTTTGAACAGCAGTTACCCACCCCCCTACCATTGTATTATCAAAATATGTTCTTTTCCATGTTTTTTTTTCATCTTCTCTACTGTCTTTTATTTCTTCAATATCTTGAATTTTTATTTGTTGAAAAGCATAATTATTTTCAACTTCATAAGCATCTAAACCATATTTTTGCATCCACTCTAATTTTAAATTTATCGTATCTTGTTTAATTTCTGAGTCGATTGATTCTTGAACCTTTGCATTATATTCCTGTGTCTGATCAGAAATATCAAGTGGATTTGCACTAAATAATCCTAAAATTCCAGCAGGGATAGCAGATGCCAAACCAGCATTTGCAATACCAGTTACTGTGATTTGTGATAACGCTGTCCCGAAGGTAGCCCCATCAGCGAGAGCTGCTATACCTGCATAAATAGTACCACCAGACGTAATTACATCAGTAGCAACTGCAGCACCAGCTGCTATTCCACCCTCCAGCGATGCAGTCGTTACCGCCGTGAAAACTGCAGTCGCTATTCCATAACCAGCTGCCATTAACCATGGAAAACATATAGCACATCCAATGATTCCAAAACATAATAAACCAACCCCGAAACCCAGTGCTACTTTACCCCAATTCGTACCTTCTCCAAAACCACTATCATTTAAAGCATCATCAAATCCATCTGATTTTGTAATATCTTTTCTTTCTTTAGGTGGCGCTGGGAAATCATCATCACTATATTCTTTTACTAATATTTTACCATTATATTGAAGGATAGATTTATAATTAGTATCTTTTAATCCTTGCCATTTTGGATTTTCATACATAAAACCAGAAAATTTAGCTATAATACTCAACATATTTCCTTGAGATACTCCCGGGACATATATAACACGGTCTACTAATTCGACTATTGTATCTGGATCACTGGTTGTTCCATCTGTATTACGTAAAGCTGTAGTATTCGTAACTTTAAATGGGATTTTTAAACATAATGGCCATTTTTTTTTATTTGTTTCCTCTAGACAGTCGCCGCTTATACATGTATTTTTTGGATTTTTATAAAAAAATTCATTAGATAATTCAGAACCTAAATAAATAGATGTAGGGTCATTATCTAATTTATCTTTTATTGTATTTTTTACAGCCTCAAGTCTTTGTTTATATTTTAACAAATCATCTTTAGTTAATGGTGGAGGTGGTATAGAAATATCTGGATTATATGGATTAAAATCACTAGTTTCAATATCATCTAATGTTGGTGCTAATACAGAAGCACCATTAATATTAGCAACACTACTTGCTGATCCGGAGGAATTATAATTATCTAAATTAATATTTTCATATTTAGATTGTGCTTCAGGTTTCCATTTTTCTTGAACTCCAAAATTACTATTATTTAAACATTCAAGTAAATTTGATAATCCATTTTCTGTGTCAACAATAGCTTCAAATTCTTTCTCATATTTAGAAGATTGTATTTTTTTTATATTGCTATATACTCTTTGGATTTTATTATTTAAATAATCTAGCATCGCTCTTCTATTTTTTACATCTATAATATTATTAACTATATATATATATTGTAGTTTAGTAGCATCATCAAATATTTTTGGAGCTACTTTATTAATTACATCTACTAATAATGGACGATTTCCAGATGCTGAAGTACTTGCTGTTGGTTTTAATGTTGCAAATGGTAAATCTTCATATTTTTGAGTATCGAATTGTTCTCCTAATATAGTTGGATTTGGAAAATTATATCGACACCTTTCATTATCAGCACATCTAGAATATTCATTAATAGGCTCTCTTGGGCGGCGCGCCTCAACTGACTTGTAATCTAGTGCTGGTATCTTACCATCAGCATCTAAATAAAACCAAAAAGTTAATCCAAATAATTTATCTTTCTTTTTTGGGTTATTAGTTTTTGGATCTATAACTGGTTTCCCATCGACGCCAACTACATCTTCTTCATCTATTTTAATATTATATCTTCTAGGCAATCCCATCTTAGTATTAAGGACAGTTCCGAATTTTTTTTTTAAAACAACTAAACAAGATACATATGTAATTAATTCTTTGATATAATTAACTTGATAATATTGATGAATAGATGAATTTTTAACATAAGATATATGATCAATATAATCTCCATCAAACTTAGACTGTCCTGCACTATTTTTCGAAAATTCTATTTCTTCTTCTAAAAATAGTGTATCATTTAGTGAATTATCTACAGATGTATCCTGTATTCCTAATAAATCTGTACAGTTAATTATAGTATTAACGTTTGGAAGAGGGGTGTTATTATTAAGAATAACCATTTTATAATTTATACATATATTTTTTTTTAAGGAAAAAGAAAAAAACTAAAGGGTAGATTACAAAAAATTAGAAATAAATCATTGTCTCCAATTAGATATAAATCTAATGCTGATGCACACATTAATAATAGATTTATGATATATCAAGATTTACCTGGCTTTAAAGAAACATTTCATACAATGAGTAAAGTAATGGAAATCCCATTAAGAGATTCTAGATATATATATAATGGTATTGAAGAAAGAAATAAACATATTATAAATTATATTAATTTATATGATAGCATGAATTTTGAAATTGATTAATTAAATCTATGATACAAATAAAGACTATATCCTAATAAAAAATATAGTATTATACATTTTTCTATTCTATATTCTTCATATTCTAATTTTAATTCTATAATTGGTGGCATATTATACATTTTAAATTTGTTATTCTTAAATATGATTTACCTACCTTCAGGTTTAACATAATCATATCCAAGAAACTTAAACACATCTTTCTCTGTAACACATTTGTTCTTAATCACCTTTTTTGTTTCACTATCCTTAAGGCAAAACTCGTTCAATGTTTTCCCTTGTTCAAGAAGTTCGCCTCTCATCTTAACATTAAATTCCATTGAGCCAGTGAAATACAAGATAGCAAATGGATATTCTTCGGACTTTGTAAACATGATATCAATTCTGCGTCCAATACCATTATTCCATTTAGCAATACCCATAAACTTCTTGTTTCCTTTTGACAAACTTTCGCAAATATAAGGACATCCATTGCCATCACAATCTCCCTTAACTTTGGAAAGTTCTTCAATGAACTTATTGTAAATAGAATTGTTTTTTACTGAAGGCGTTTTGATAAGGATATCAATATCACCACTTTCAGCCTTTCCTCTCCTATAAGAACCTGTGATTGTAAGATCAGCAGTAGAATCAATCGATTTCAATGTTTTCTTCAAAAACTTTTCATGTTGAACAATCTCTTCTCTCGGGATTCTTTCATTAATATCTTCATACCAATTAAGACCCTTCATCTGAGTGTTATTCAGAAGTTCATCAATATCCATGCGATTCTTCAAATCTTCGATACTAGTAATCCCCAAATCGGAAAGCTGTTTGGCCTTGACAGCACCTACACCATGAATATTCATGAAGATTTCCCTCGGGTCTTTAAAGTCCTTAATATTTTCATACATCGGACATGTCCCAGTAGTCATAATCTCCATTGCTTTGTCAACTAGCTTCTTACCAACTCCTTTCACCTTAAGAAGATTTTCTGGTGTAACATCGCAGTCATTCTCCATCTGTTTCAAAGCCTTAATAGCTTTGTTATATGCTGCTGCCTTAAAACCCTCGCCATTAGCACGCTCATGCTTAGACATAGCTTCAAAAATCTTAATACAATTCTTCAACTTTTCATCAGAATCACATACATCCATATCACTTGGTTCACGAAGATCTACATCATCTCTTACTCTCATGTATCTAGCAAATCTAAACTTGCCAGTATCTGTAAATGATGTATAACCAATGGTAATAATTGTTCCAATTGGGTGCGTCTGTTTGTAAGAAGCCCTAATAGAATCATTCATACCAGAAGTAGCAAATTCATGATTTTCATCGGTGTCAATGATTTGGTAATTGCCCTTATTAATAAGAGGCTTACACACAAAAGCACCAAGTTTACCCTTATATTTCCCAGTGCCCTCCTTGTAATCGACGATGATTGCTTCTGCATCTAGAGAAGGCTTGTACTTTAGCAGATGGTTTGAGCGCTTGCCCTCGTATTCAGACCACGGATTCTTAAGCATGATACCTTCGCCACCCATATCAAGGATTCCCTGATAGAATGACTTCATGTGCTCAATGCTCTCAACTTCATAGTGCTTTGTGAGGACAAGTGGGCAAGAAACATCCTTAAATTCTTCACCAAGTGTAAGCTTGTATTCTTCCCAGTGCTTTTCTGCTTCCTTGACAATCCCCTCCAAAGCAACATATCTATCATAAAATTCACCCTCCATTTCAGGGGCATCATATACATAGAATTTGATCGACATCCAGTCTTTGTCAACTGGAATTTTCTTTCTTGCAGCACCCATTTTCTGAAATCCATCGCGACCACAGAAAAGTTCTCCATCGATATGGATATTTGGCATTGCGTTGATAAACCATATTGGAGCTACGTATGGTTTGTTTTGCCTAGACCAAAAGCTTCTTGTTTTGGGGTTATAACGACCTCGATAACCATCGAGTTTCTCAGACATCAACCAACCTACAGGGGCAAAATGTTCCTCTTTTCCCGAGAATTCTCTAGGGATTTTCATAGCATCCGCGTACTCTTTTGCAAGCATGAATGAGAGTTGAGAAGACATATTTTATATAAGTTAGTAATATCCTTTTATGTAATAAAAAAAGATAAAATATTTTCAAATTTATTAAAGAGGATTATTTAAGATATATCGGTAAAATATATTGTAATTCGGTACAATTAAGTCCATTATTACCTAAATATAAATCAATGAATTTTTTAGTTTTTTCTGTTTTTAAAGATTTTATGATATCATTATATTTTTTTAATAATTCATCTTTTGGTATTAATTTTTTATATCTAATGAAAATCAAATGATTTTCTATTAAATATTCTTTATCCATATCAATTAAACAATACTCAAATTTATAATCGCCTTTACCAAACCCCCTATTTACCAATAATAATGGTTCCGTATAGCCTGGTTTATCAATGTAATGTTTTTTTTTAATATTTTTATGCTTCGCCTCAATTAGTTTATGATCCACTACATCCGAACTATATATTAATCGTGTTTTAGTTCCATCATCTATTAATGTTTTATTATTTTTTTTCCCAGCAACAGACCAATCAATATTACCCACATGTACACTATATCCCAATTCGTTTAACGTAATTGCTCCTGTTAGTAATTCTTTAATTTTACAAGTATTATTTACTGTATTAAATGATATAAAATCTCCTATTCTATTAATATATCTTGAATTATCATTATCAATATAATTATTTTGTATAACTAGTATTACTGTATCTTGACCTGTTTCAATGTATTTTTCAGAAGAGCAGTCTATAAAATCTATTATATTATAATATTTATCAATGTGTTCTCTCATTTTATTATAATATAAACAATTTGTAACACTTTTTGGCAATACAAATAGTAATATACCATCGTATTTAAGTTTATCCAATGAATGTATTATAAATTCTACAAATATATTTGGTCTTCCACTATAATAATCTTGATAATATTTATGAACATCTCCTTTCTTTCTAACAAAATAAGGTGGATTTCCAATAATTAGATCATATAATTTATTATTATTGATATCATATTTTATATAATCTTCATTTAATAATTCTACATTATTTTTAAATTCTAAATTTTTAATAGAATTAAAGATATCTTTATTATATTCAATTCCGGTAATATTAGTATTAAATTCTTTATCAATTGCGTTTATAATTTGACAACTCCCGCAAGATGGTTCTAATGTTTCTAGTATCTTTCCAGGTTCTATGAGATTTTTTATTATTTCAATAGATTTTTTTATAATATTAAATGGTGTGAAGAATATCCCTTGTGATTTTTTAATTTTTTCATCTAAATTTTTCGTTATAGTTATAGATAAATTGTCGAATTGTTCGTTCATACTTTTATAATTTAAAATAAAAAATATTTCAAATTATATCTTAACTTATCCATAGTTTATTTACTTACCTTATATAGTTTATTTACTTACCTCACCATTTTTATTTGCCAAGCTGGGTTAAGGACTCCGGCATGATTTCGCCACCTTAATAACATATGTATTGTAGAATTTGTATTTGTTTTTAGTACAACTGTATTTTTTAGTTTATTCCTACCACTCTTAAGTTCTTTTATACCAGTTGCTACAATTTCTTCATTATCAATTGCATCTACATGAAATAATCCATCTTTAAAACACATATACTGTTTTCCATTTTGCGTTTTATAAAATTTAGCATTTAGTTCTTCGATGTTCATTCGTCTTGCATTATCAACTAAGTAATCATTGATAGATTTATCCACAATTTTCTTCTTTTCCTTAATTTTTCCTTTCTCATTCGTGTATATAGTGTTAAACCAATCTAATTTACTATAATTAGTTTGTGTTACATTTTTCAAATATTCGCCTTTTTCGGGTTTATCAACTTCGTATAGTGTTGATATATCTTGAATACATGTATCGTAGAAATATTCAGAGTAATTAGTATTAAAATTAGATGAAAGTGATAGAAATTGCGGACAACCTGTAACTTTACTACAACCATATTTAAATTCAATATGTTTAACTACTTTTTTGCCCGACACTGTAAATTCAAAATCAAAGTCATAGTTAAAAGACCTCCCACCCTTAAAGATACATTTAATACTGTCATACTCGCTATAACAATATTTTCCAATATAAGCAAATAATTCTTCTTTTAATTCTTGCCATTCATTTGTTTCATACCAGCCTTGGGGTATGATATCATTGACTAGAGCATAAATAATAATTTCTCTCTGTTTATTATTTTTATCATTATTCCCTCTCCCTTTAGGTTTATTAAATAAACTATAATCATCTTTATTTAAAATTGTATCTTTGCCTTTAATTGAGATAATGATTTTTCCTTGATATTCCCCATTATACCCATTCGCACCGCACCCATCGATATTATTCCCGTTGGCATCATATCCATCACCATCATATCCATCGATATCATACCCACACGCATCATATCCATCGCCATCATATCCATCGTTATCATATCCATTGGCATCATATCCATCCACATCATATCCATCAATATCATACCCATCACCATCATATCCATCGTTATCATACCCATTTGCTTCATAACCTGCAGACATATCTTATTGTGTCAAGATAACTATTTACTACCATAAATTAGAAAATTTTCAAATTTTCAAATTTATTAAAGAGAATGTGTTAAATATATAATGAAGTTCACGTAGTAGATGACTATACGGTCGTTGGGTTTAATAGTTTAAATGTAAAACTGTATTTTAAATGTAAAACTGTATCTGGAAATAAAAAAAATAGTCCTATTTTTTTTACACACACTTTTTTATTTACAAGTTTATTCTTCTTCTTCTACAACAAATGTATCTTTTAGACATTCTTCGGTTCCCTTCTTTCTCTTTTCTTCCTTTTTCCTAACTTGTGCTTCGTCTATTTCTTTCCATATTTCTACAACTTCTGGACACTCTTTAATTTCCATTGTCCTTACAATCAAACTATACTCAAATGGATCATCATCGCTATCATATACGGCATATACGCGGGCATATTTATATTTTTCACTTGATGGAGCATAATTACTAAGTGGTTTTAGATTATTTAAAGTCTTTTTCATTCCAGCAAAATTTGTATGGACTTTCTTTTCCACAATAGTACACTCATAGAAATCTCTATCATTTTTTTTTGGCATTGCTCTGCCATCTAGATCTTTCCCTGTAAATGCTTTGTAAAATGATTTGACCTCATCTAATACTTCCTCATCTTCGCCATCTGAAACTAGGAATCTTTTAAGTTTATGGACAGTAGCATGCTGTTCAAGCTTAGCATACATCCTTTCCTTTGGAACTTCTTTCCTCCTAACAGGAACTTTTCCAACAACTTCTTCTTTACATCTAACAGAACCTTTCATATCCCTATCAATGATATCAATCTGCTTTTCATACTCCAAACAGCTTTCAATACATTCTTTACTATTGGAATACAGTTTTGTTTTCTTCTTGTTTTCTGGGTGTTTCCACCCAATATAGTTAAACAAGAATCGACAAAGCTGATATTGGACATCAGGATTCTTGTTATACTGTTCGTGTGAAAAGATTACATTGTCAAAATTCCCAATTTCTTCGTTAATCAAAGTAACACTCATTCCAACACAATGGAAACCAGTGATGAAGATTGGTTTCCCAGGATACTTTTCGATAATACCCTTAACCTGGTCAGCTGGTTCATTATTGTGTGGAATTTGGGTGACCTCCACCTTTCCAGTAGATTCATCAATAACACATTCATTTGTGCCTTCACCATTAACAACAATAACAGCTGACCCTGGATATATGTCAAGGATAATTTTCATTATAGCAAAGTGGGTAAGTTTTCTACAGTAACCTGGAACAAAGTTCAATGTAAACTCGTTTTCCTTAATCGCCTTACCCTTCAATTGCCCTAGAAGGTGCTTTACATAGGAAAGATGTCTGTGTTCATTGCCAAGCTGAAAATAGTAGTTTTCACCATACCATTCCACAGATTTGCCTGCTTCCAATGCTGCTCTTTGCTTATTATTGCCCCAAAGCTTGACAAAATCATCTGGAATAGTCTTATCAATCAGTGGTGATTCTTCAACAGAAATAATGCGAGAACAATCTTTCACACCAAAATACTTGTCAGACCTCATAATACCAAACTGTTCTTCAACATCTACGATATGAATCCTCTTAAACAAGTCGTGTTGACGCTCGTGTTCTTCTACCCATAGATTAAACGGGGTAGCAGTATACATGTAAACCCTTTCAACTGTTTGATAACTGTTCATCGTTAGTATCTGTTCTCTGTAAGGGGGGACATAAGCATGTGCTTCATCAATATGAATTACAATCTTCTTAGTGAAACTCTTTGAATCATCGAGTTCATCAATCAATTCTAAGATAGACTTATCAAACCTTTTAGGATGAGCACACATAATAATGTTCTCAATACCATTTTTGATATGATTCTTTACACCCACAACATCTTTCGAATGATTGTATTTTCCTTCTTTTTTGCCCCTCGAATTGAAAACACAGATATTTCCT